GAAGCACTACAAAGATTTAGAGAGATGTCTAGAGCGGCGATTGCATTAGGTTCTGACCCTATGGATGAAGCAGGATTAAAAGATAAAGTTTTTACAGGTAAAATGCTTGACACCTTATTTGATTACAAAGTGTTTAATGTATCTAAGAAAGGTGTAAAGAGTTTTGATAAGTGGACTACCGATAGAATTTATAAAGGGGAAGCAGACTATTTAAAGAAACACGGATTACATAATAAGTTCTTAGAGTTAAACAGATTAATGTATGGTAAAAATCATCAGGATAATAGAAGATGGAGTTATTCAGAAATATCATCTGGTGTAAATAAATTTACATTTTTACCAGAGTCAGCTAAAAATACATTTCTTCCTCAAATAGCTGAGAGTATGAAAGGAATTAATTGGTCTGATAATATATTCAGAAGATTAAATCCACAATCTTTAGATAGAGTATATGCTGACCACGTACAAAAAATACAAGAGTTTGACTGGTTAAAAGATGTTATGGGTAGAGATACATTAGCTAGTCAAAAAGGTCGTTTTATTACAGAGATAATGGAGAGGCGTTTATTCTTAGATGAAAGTTTAGAAGCTCTTGCTAAGAATGAAACTGAATGGCAGAAATTTGTTGATTCTACATATCAGAAAGGCGGGAAAGAAATATTTATAACAGGTAAAATACCTAAAGATTTCTTACCTATGAGAAGTGGTGACTTTAATTACAGAAGAGCTTATTTAGAACATTTAGTATTAAAAGCTGAAGACTTTTTAGTGAACGATTTGAGCGATATAGCTACTATGAAAAGCGTAACTGATGTTATTGTTAAACATAACATACCTGAAGAAATGATTAAGGAGATACATACTGAAGTTGACGCTATAAAATCTAAGTCTTTTCAAATGGCTAAGAAAAGAAAGAGCTTAGATGATATATTACAAACTGATTATAAAGATAAAGAGACTCAAAAATTAGCAGAAGAAGCACGTAAAGCTTTTGGTTNAAATGATAAAGCTGATGCTAAAGTAGACCAAATGAATATTGATAGGTTTATTAGAGAATATAAACAAAGTATAAAAGATACTCCCGGTGGTAAAGAATTATTTGATATGCTTTATATGGGTACTTATACTCGTGGAGATAGACAACGCTCAAAAGTGCTTGAGAAAATGCGTGAAAATGAGAATTTAAAACAGCAAGTATTCGAGATGGATAAGTTTATGAAGAATACTACTTTAACTAGAGCTGGTATTAGCTCTAAAGCTGTTGAAGATAAGAACTTAAAGCAGTTCTTTAAGAATTATGATGACCTAATTAAGAAATCTGAGAATGATATTAGTGAAAAAGACTTTAAAAACTTACGTAAAGAGCAAGAAGCTGATGATGTTAAGAGCTTTTTTGATGCTAGAGGTCGTGAAATAGAGGGTCAATTTGTTGATATGAACCGTATTAGTGAGTCAGAAAAGATTTATTTGGACGATATAGCTCCATTTAGAGGCTTAAAAGAAGGTAAAATCAAAGACCCAGAGCTTCAAAGGATAGTAAACAACCTAAAAGAGCACTTAGACCACTATCATAATCTCGATGGTCGCAATTTAAACGGCTTATTTCGAGGATTATTTAAGAAAAACATTAATCAAGCTACTAAATATGACCTTCAAACCTTAGATAGATACCTTCAAGAGATGAGAGATGGTACTTGGTTTAGGAAAACTATGGACTGGATGACTGGTAAAGATAAAAGCCCTAGAATTAAGAGAGCTTATTACTGGATGTTCCCTAAGGCAGTTAATAGAGACTTAATGAGAGAACCTGCAATGATGGAGTGGGTAGAAGATGTTGGTCCCTATAAAGATAGGCTAGGTAATACATTAGAAAATGCTAGAACTATTAGACCTACATCTGTTATGGGAGAGATACAGCAATTATCAGCTCGTACTCAAGAACTATCTATGCAAAAGTCTGAAGAATCTATTAAGGAATTTCAAGATGATTTAAGACCTATTCTCACAGCATTAGAAGATGGAGACATCTTATTTAAAATAGCTGTAGCTAAAAGAGAAAGAGGTATGATACCGTTTGTAGATAAGAAGAACAAAACAAATGGACATAAGTCTGACTTTCAGAAATACGATTACATAAAGAATTGGAATGATGTACGTGGTGATTATAATCAATTAAAAGATAAGATTTACATAGTACCTACTAAAGAAGGCAGGATACAAATGTCTGGTGAGCAGGTTATTGAAAAGATTAATAATACTCTCACGCAGTGGAACATCAAAACCCGACAATGGATGACTGGTGACAGAGTCAAAGTTGAGAATTGGCTAAAGATTGCAGAGAAGGATGGCTCTGTTACTTGGGAAGGTCTGGATAAGTTAAGAAGAAAATTTCACGATTACATTAATGATACTGTCCGACATAATAAAACTATACCATTAGAAGAGTTAGGTATAGATGGTATGAGACAGGTTATTAAAAGAATAGTACATAGTCATACTCCTAATTCATTGCGTACTAAAGAAGCGTTAAATAAAATTAGAAAAGATTTACAGATTGGTAAATTTGATGAGACTGGAGATTTAGGAGCTGAAAGATACTTTCCTCATATGTCCTTTGATAGAAAGAAAGCTGACCAAAGATTGCAGTTAGCTATGAGAAATGTTAAGAACGACCCTAACTTAACTAAAGAACAAAAAGAAGCCGATATGAGGAAGTTATGGCATTCTTATAAGAATTTAACTGGTGACTTTATTAGTAANGACCAGATGGGTGACAACTTTGATGTAATGTTAGATGTTATAAAGAATGAAGCTTTAGGTAGAAAAAAGAAAGCTATGAACATTCTTACAAACGATTTAAAGAGAGTTGGTAATCAATTTAGTAGAGAATCTCATATAGGTGGTTGGGAAATTACTCCTGAAGCTTATGAATCTTATATGAAGAATACTATTAACACATTTTTTAAACAAGCAATGCAAGTATCTGCAAGGACTGCAATGCACAATTTTAATAAAGCCTTTTATAGACAGACTGGTGACGCAAAATTAGCTAGTGAATGGAATAACTTTTTTAAGTTGTATACTCAAAGTGCTATGGGTTATCCAACTCATATTCCTGAGCACGTTATGAACAATCCAAATATGAAGATAAAAGGTACTCCATATAAATGGTTGGCTGATAGTACAGCTAAGAAAAGAATTGATTATATACGTAAAAGATTAGGTGTTGGTCGTAAAGAACTTGAAAAGATGAATCTTAACGAGTCTACAATAGATGAGATAAGTGGAATGGAGTATACCCAGTTACAAGGATGGGGTTCTCTAGAGGCTAAGTGGCAATTAGCCTCTCTACTTGCTCACCCTAAGAGTGCAATAGCTAACCTTTACGGTGGTACTGTGCATACTTGGATAAGTGCAGGTTATAACAACCTTAAAAAAGCTAGAGATTTTGAATATCTTAGAACAAATATCAATCCTGAATGGAAAAGTATGAAAGATGTTGAAAGATGGATGCAAGAATTAGGAGTGATTGAAGAATTTTTAGTATACGAAGCAGGGTTAAATCCTCAATTAAAGAGCCAGAGGATGCAAGCATTTACTAAAGATGTTGTTAGTAAGCTAAAGAGAGACCCTAATCTATCTGATGAAAGCTTATGGCAGATAGGAAAGAAACATAAATTAACTAGACCTATATTTGAAAAAGCGTCAGCATTTATGCGTGTTCCTGAAAGAACATTAAGACGAGATTCATTTATGGCTCATTATATACAAGCTAAGAATAAATTTGGTGGGGCTATTAAAGATTACAATTCGCCATTCCTTATTAATATGGCAAAGCGTGGCGTTAAGGGAACTCAGTTCCTTTATAGTGCCCCATATAGACCTTTATGGACAAATAGTACTCTGGGTAGGGTGTTTAGTCGTTTCCAATTATGGAGCTGGAACTCTGTAAGATTTAGAAACGATGTATTAAGAAGAGCAAAGATTGCTGGGTATCAAGAAGGAACTCAAGAAATGGAAACATTTAAACGATTGGCAATGGCTGATGCGTTTATGATTGGTATGTCCAATTTATTTATGTATTCATTGTTTGAAAATGCCTTACCAGCTCCTTATAACTGGATGCAAGATACGGCTGATTTGCTAATGGGAGACGAAAAAGAACGTGAAAGAGCGTTTTATGGCTCTCCTATTGGTCCCTTACAGGCTGTAACTCCTCCTGCGTTAAGGTTACTACCGCCTATTTTTAAAGGTATGATGTCAGATGATTATTCACAATTAACAGATTATTACTTGTGGACTATGGCACCATTTGGTAGATTAATACGAGACGTAGTAGGACCCGGAGGTATAGTAGAAAATCCATATTATGCCGTTACTAAAATGACCGGTTTACCAGTACTGCAAATGGGCAGTAAAATTAAAGAAGAAAAAACCCCTAGAATAGGGCAGAAATTTATATATTAAGGAGTTGAATATGCCAATACCGAATCACTGTGCCGAATGCGATAAACCTTTAGGAAATACTGATGGCTGGGTATGTGAATCTTGCCAAGAAAAAGAAAAAGAAAAAAAGAAACGCCAAGTAGTTTATACTGGTTCTACTGGAGAACCTATGGATTGGTTACCTTCTAGTAAAGGAAATGAAGATAGAAGATGAGTGCTACTAAGATAGCCCAAGCCGCCGTTAAGAAACTTACAGCTAAGAAAGTTGCCGCTGGTGCCGTATCTGCGACTGGTTTAGCATATATAAATGCTGATGAAAATGAAAAAGAAACTATACAAGATATAGCAGTTTTAGGTGGTAGTTTAATTGGTGGTGCCGCTTTAACTAAACAAGCTGGTAAAGTTATTAATAAATACTATGGTCGTAAAGGCGGTAGTACTACAGCTAANGTTATGCAGGGTTCTGANATTAATATGCCAGGATTTTATGGTGGCTGGGGACAAGCTGGTCAGGCTGTAGCTGTTGGAAAAGAAGCTGTTAATATGGGTAGTCGNTTAACNAATCAGTTTTTTAGACTTGGCGATAGTGCAGGTACTAAATTAACTGGTTTAGGTAAAGCTACTCAAGAATCTATTGACACAGCTAATAGAGCTAGATTAGTTGCAAATGAAGCTGGTAATAAATGGTTAGCAGGTGTCGATGATGTGGGTGGTGGCAAAGAATTAGTTAAAATGTTTGGTGGTAAATCATATAAAAACTTATTGTGGAATGGTAAGAGAGTAACTCCTGAGCAATTAATTAAATTAAGAGCAAAAAGCTCTTACAATAAATTACCTGAAATGAAGGAGTATAGAAAAGCTAGAAAGATAGCTCATTATAATATAGAAAAAGATTATATGATGCTTAAAAAAGCTGGTCGACCTATACCCGGACCATTAGAATCTTATATTAAACCTTTTTTATCTGAAGCTACTGAAGGTAAAGTTACACGTACTGTTGGTAGAGATAAGATGAACCTTATTAAAGAAAGATGGGATAAAGAATTAAGTGGAACTTTCTCTGGTAAAAACACNAAATTTTTTCTGAATAAAAATACGAACCCTGATTCTGTTAATTGGGATATGATGAAAGACCCAGTATACCATAACCTTATGGTTGACTTACAGAATAAACCCGGTGGTAAAGGGCTATATTTTACATTAGATGACCTTATGGACTATGGTAAAGAAAAAGGTCTTAATATGAGAAGGACTAAGAGTGGTAGTGTTCTTTTAGATTATTCTCCTGAAGCAAAAAGTAATTATTTAAAAGGCGGCACTAGAGCAATAGTTGAGTTTAAACAATCCGGTAGAAGAGTCAGACCAGAATTTGTTAATTCTGATGTATTTGATTTATTTGGTGCTCCTATAGGCGATAATACTATTATAATAAGCGAACCCTATAGACCGGGGCTAAAGGCTATTAACTTTTTAAAGAAAGAACCAAAGGCGTATGGTAGTGGAGCCAGAAAAGATTTAAAAAAAGTACCTCAACCTGAAAATAAACTTTATGATGTTGACCTAAGATTTGCTAACTTTAAGCCTAAGGAATTTATATCTGAACAAAATAGAAAAGTGATGGATGATATAAATTTAATGGCTAAAGATGCAACAAAGAATTATACGACAAAGATGGACCCAGATTTAAAAGAGCGTTTGTTAAGGCGAGCGACAGCGGGTGTGGCTATGGGACTACCAGTTAGTTACGGAATATACGGCTTATTTGACGAAGACTGATTCCTGTTAACGGACAATTAAAAAAAGAGGCGTTTAGTGTGCCTCTTTTTTTGTCCCTATTACACAGTTATCGTAGTATTTGCATCCGTTTTCTATAGTGCAGGGTTTACCTGCTTTTTTTATATTTAGTATTTGCCGCATTCCAACTCTTCCGTCTTTCCTTATTACTTCTATCATTACACCTAGACACTTACCAACATCGTAGTTGGCACAATGTCTTCTAGCGTTTTGCTCTAAGCGTTTCATAATAACCTCTCTCTAGATTGGGCACCTGACGCCAACCATTTTTCATTTATCATTCCTTCATTCTTTTTTGGTTCCAGTATCGCTAGGAACGAGGTTCTTCCTCGCCTTGATGTATCCATTATCGCTACTCTGGTTCCTCACTGAGCGACCTTCGGGTCACAAACTCAGAACTTTAAATGAGGTGCCCATCTATTTTTTAATCGCAGTTACTACCGGGTATACACTTTGTAGGTGCTGATAACGGACTATCGTTTTCGTCACCCGGGTCGTGAGGACTGTGGTCCATAACCTTGTTGATTGGGTTATCAGTTTGACCTATTCTTTTATCGTCCTCGAATGTCCAGTTACACGCTTTCTTCATTTTTATAATAAGGTCGTGTATTTCATTAGCTGTAGATACTGCGTTTTCTCTCCAAGCTTCTTCGTGTAANGCGTGTAAGCCTTTAAANACATACATTAAATCGTTAACCTCTACTTTGGCTACACGTTTTTGTTTTTCTTCACGGTCTGCTTGTAATTCTAATGTGTAAGCTGTTAAATAAACAACTAAGTCTAAGACTTCATCGACTGCTTCATCTATATTTGATAGATTACGCTCACGTCTGATAGGTACATCTCTGTTGTATTCTTCGTGTCCCTTGTCTAAACGTGCTTTGATAAGGTCTATTATTTTTTCATTGACCAAACCCATTAGTATCGTCCTCCCTTTGCTAGTTTCTTCATTACATAACTACTCAGCTCTTCTGGTAGTTCTCCAATTAGTTGAATTAAGACTGTAAAATCTTCTTCATTTAATGGACCTTTTCTAGTGTTACAGGTCCTGCAAATAAGCTGTAAATTGTCTTTAGTTGATGGACCATCTTTAGAGAGGGGTATTATATGGTCACAAGCAATCGTTCTGAATGTCAACTGCTTGTCACAATACCTACACCCCTCTCCATAAGCCTCTAAGAATAACTCTCGTATTTCTTGAGCACTTATATCAAACTTTACATCATACTGTTCACTTCGCCGCTTTAGCGAACTTCGTAAACTCGACATCTTAGCTGAAAGCTTTTTATATGCTTTTTGCCAATAGGTTTTATGTATTGGCTCTAGGACCTTCTCGAAATTAGATTTGTTGAGGGGCTTGCATAAATTTTCTTTTTGCATAAGGCGTATTTAACCACTTCCTTCTTTTCTGTTTACGAATCTGTAGCTGTGCTAATCTTTCTGCACCAGCTCCCTTGGGGTCCATTTTACCACTTTTAATTAAGCCTTCATATAATTTAATCAAGCTGTCAAGTGTCATATGGTAATCTGCTCGATGTGCAATTTTCATATACTTCTCCAGTATTTGAGTAATTTTTGAATAAAGCCTTGACTAGGTTTAGCACCTGCCAACTTATCTAGCTTGTATTCTATTCTATGTAGTCTGATTACTATGCTTAAGAAAAAGCAAAGCATAAAAAATACGTATGCTTCCCACGCTAGTAGAAAAGGCACTGTATTTTCCATTATAGACTCAAAGTAAAATCCAATATTATCCATATTGTATCATCTCCTTATTTATAAGATAGGGGTAGCAAAAGGAACTAAGAGGGACAAAACCAACCCTCTGAGGATATGTCAATAAACCAAACTACCCCTTATCTTGTGACGATGCTAAGCTAAACTATACTCAGCATATTTATTACCCGTATGAGCCTTTACTCTTTCCATAATTACATTATGTCCATCCGCTCTTATACTGTGTATAACTGCGGCGAGTCTAAAGCATCCACATCTGTTTAATGCCATCATCGGTGTTACTTTAACACCTGATTCCAGCAATTCCAGAATTACGGTTTTCTGTGATTTTCTATTTCTCGGCATCTGTTATTTTCCTCCATAACAAAGTGTAAGTGTACGCCAAAGCGATAAACTGAACAACTAAGGTCTAGGTATTCGTTATTTAACAAGATTCCGAATTGAATAAACCGGAATAATGTAACAATAATTCCACCTACGGGTAAAGCAATATCTATTACTCTTCCCACTAGGACCTCCTGACTCGTTTAACCTTATTAATGAAAGCTCCAGATACAGCAACTCCTGCTGTTAAATCCTTTCTTAATTGCTTTTTATCAATAACGGTTTGTTGTTTTACTTTCTTGTACTCATCAGGTATGTTGTCTTCGTTTACTATAGCTACCGGACCATAGGTTTCATAAAGTTTATATCTGGCAGTGTCTGTTTCATAGACACCATCATTTCCAACTTCCTGAACTACCATAGGTATCAGTGTTTCATTAAAGTATTTCTTTAACGATTCTGTAGCCTTTCTTCTAACTGATAAGCGTTGTTGTTCTTTCTTAAGGGCTTCAATTTCAGCATCTATTAAATGCTGTTTTCTATCAATATCAACCATAAAATGGTCAATATTGTCGAGCTTTCTACCGATGTCTTTCTTAGTGACTTCCATAGCACTAGTTAATACCAGTGCTTCGTCTTCATCTGCAAATTGTAATTGCATATCTAAATCAATGAAGTCACCTATTAGCTCTCTAGTAGTTTTTTTAGCCATTTTTATCCTTCTGTACTGCTTGTTCGATTATGAGTTCAAGTTCTTTACGCATACTGCGTTTGTTCTCTTGAGCTCGTTTTTGTAGTTTAAGTTTGACCTCTGGGTCAACTTCTGTTTTGACGATTTGCTTTGGAACTCTCATTACATTCTCCTTGGTAATCTGAAAGATGGTGTCCAATTCAATTCAACATCGAATAAGTCGCCATCACTGTTCTTAAATAATGAAACAGTCTTTTCCGTGGAGTTTTGTTTTCCATTTATACCTATTACTTTACGTGAAGCGTTTTCTATTGCACCTGAGCCCTTACCAGCATATATGTCAAGAATTTGATTTCTTGAATACTCTCTGGCTACCTGTGATATTTGAATGATTATAATATCAAGGTTTACTGCTAGGTTAGATAGATAGTGAGATATATACCTCACTTGTTCGTACTCTCCTCGTATGTTGCTGGGTGTTTCTACTAAGTCTATGTAATCAACAACCACTAAATTAGGTTGCAGGTCACGTATAGTCTTTTGTATCATATCCGGCGTAGGTGAGACTGTCTGTATGTTTAAATGCTGTAAATACTTATTGTAGCTTTCACTAACATACTTATAGTTCCTTGTAACATCGTCTTTACTCATCCCGCTAACAATTTGTTGGTTCCGTCTGTGCATATACCAACCACTAAGCTCTAGTGATAGAAATAGTGTAGGTATTTGCCATTCTTGTTTAATTTCATCGTTAGCGAAGTCATAGCCCAGAGCTATGTTTTGTGCTAAGGCTGTTTTATTAGCACCAGTAGGACCGAATATAGTTACCAGTTCACCCGGATATATATTACAGTCTCTATCGTTTAAGCCAAACATTTGTGCAAGATTTATCATCTTACCAGTAAAGTCTGACTCCAGCCTATCTTCTAACTCGTTTTGTAAGTCAGTAGCTGTTTTTATTTCCACTAGATAGTCCTTATTTTTATAATGTACACACTTAGGGTTACATACTTTTGCTAATAATTCATCGTGACATCCATATTTATAACCATAGTTATATGTCGATTCAACTTTATCAATTACTATTTGAGTATTAAGTTGATTGTCATTCCAATGTAGCAGTGCCGCCTTAGTGGCGTCTGATGGTATCCCGTTTCTTCTAAAATGTGACGCTATGCGAAGCAAAGTATGATTACGATTACCTTTATTAGGTCCATCGTTGTACAGCTTTTGTACGCACGGTACCACATTACTAGGTTCGTTAATCTTTTGCATACTTCTAACTTTAGGTACTTCAGTTATTATCCTATCAGATAATGATTCATCACCCCATAAATCGTTTTGACCGTAATCAAGACGTCTACCTGATGCTAATTTCACTATACCTGTATAGTCTAATGTATGTATTTCTGTATTTGTCAGAGGTATTTTATATAACGATGATTTTACATTTAAAGTGTGTGGCAATCTAATGATGCTAGTTCTAGTGTATACTGCTGGGTCTGGGTCAAATTCCTCAAGCATTTTCATCATTGTAGCTTTTACAATAAACGGCAGGTCAGGCGATGGTTCAAAACCAAAGCATTCTGCTGATACATCTATGTGATAACCAGTACCACTATAGTATACAGCATAATTGCCATCCTTTAAACACAATTCCTTATTTATAAAATCAAGGAGTTGTCTTGTTCTAGCTAACGTGTATTCATCTGAATCTTGACCTCTGTCTATATCAATAGGCACAGTGTTTATGTATCTTGTACCGAGAAAGTTCTTTATAGAACCATTGGCTTTGATAAATGCTAAAGCCTCTTCATCATATCGGTAAACTGATTTATAAACAGCTTGTTCTTGCCCTTGTTCATANACAATGTCCCATACATCATCTAAAGGAACGAGAGTCCCCCTTTTAGAGGGACTCCCGATTGCCATTTCAACAAACATTAAAACGGTGCTGAATCGTCTTGTGTTTGTGTTATACCACCATTGGCTGTTGGTGGTACTGCACCTTCTACTACTTCCTTGATAAGATTCTTAGACTTCATAAAATTTATGTAGCCCTCGATATCTTTCTTCCCCTCAGCAGTATTAGGGACCAACTTCGGAAATACAGTAGTGTATGTCTTAGTAGGGTCTTTACGTCCCTGCTCTTTATAGATATACGCTAAGTAATCTGTTGTTGGGTTTAGGGTATCGGTGACGTGGTTGATATTCAGGTGATTGACTAAGTCAATGCTGTTACCATCTCCGTCTACCATATTACCCTGCACATCTGGTCCACCATCGAAACCAATGGTGTCAAAGAGCCAGTAAAGTCTCTTTAGTAATGTACAGGTTTTTATGTTTCCATTAGGTTCTCTATCAAAAGACCCTGCAAGCTTCATTTCCTGAGGGTATTGCGAGTCTTGTACCTTTAAGGTAGCAACAAGATAGACATCAGCCCAATCAAATTGGTCTGATTTATCCTGCCAATCAAGAACTCCTACTGGACAAAAACCTAGCCACTTAGAACCTCCACCACTGGAAGTACCCAAGTCACTAGGACGAAAGCGAGTATTACTCATTCTCATTCTCCTTGTATTTTAGGATTTCGTTAGATATAGCACTATACTCAAACGGGAGTATTTTCTGAGCAAGAGGTTTTAGTCGTGAACCGACTACTCTCTCGTCATACGCCTCAAATGAGATATAATACTTTCCGTCTTCTTTACTAGCTGTCGTGTACCCTATAACATCAGCTTTAGCGGCTAATGAGTATCCTAAACCTCTAGGAAGTTCAGGTGCTAACTGCACTTTGCCATCTTGCATTTGTGATGTTTTAGAGTGACTTACTAGTACTAAGTTCCCGCCTTTCTTTTTCATAAGGTCTTGGAATCTTTTGAGGACATCTAGATTTTTACGTCTAGCTTTACCCCAATCAGCACCCCACTGACCTTCTCCCATAGCTGTTATACCTAGTTCATTGATAACTGCGTGTTCAATCCACTCGTTAACTTGTCCTATAGTGTCAATAACTATGGTGTCATACGGTAATTCATCCCACTCTTTAGCAAGCCAATTATATATCTCTATCATAGAGTATACATCTTGAGGCTTACCTTTATCATTACCAGAACGATGTTTAAAACCTCGCTCATTTGGTGGGATTATTTCAGTTTTAGGCTGACCGCCTTCAACTATCTGTTTTCCGTCTTTCATAACGGCTCTTATAGGAGCGTTTAAACTGGTGCAAGTAACTACATTAGCGTTATTAACAAAATCACTCCCTAGGTCGGTGTCAATTATTATGACACCATCGTGACCTAAGGGAGACCATTTTGATACTGCTGTAGTTTTACCAGTTTTAGGCTGACCTATGATTAAGTATGTCAATCCCGATGGCATTGCTGTCCAATCGGTCGAGACTTTCCTTACTTGTATCAATAGATACCTCCTTACTTGTTACAGGTTTTATTAAAGTACCAAATTCTACCATATTTGGGTTCAGGCTGGTCCAAATATAGTCATAATATACAAGCTGTGCAACTATATTATATACTTGAGCCAATCCTAATGATACTATATGGTTAGTAGCAAATACGGTATGTTTCATACTGCAAGGTGCGGCAGGTATAGTATGCGTGGGTACCCAGTGCTTATCGTAGACCTCTACGTGAGCTGGAGTGCACGTTACCATCTCTACACTAGTGGCACCCATACGCAAATCAATAAAGAAACTTCTACTCCATTCAGGATGTGCCCAGTATTCGTGAGCTGTTTCTTTCCATTTGTTGAATACCATCTTTCTTGATTCCATATCATCTGTGCATACTATCATTTTAGAAGTGACTTTATCATTTATACCAAAGTTTTCCATCGGTATAAACTCTTGCCAGTCTTCTGCGTACCTTTGAAAGAGACCCTGTGCTGAATCTCTTTTAGCATTACCTGTTTCATCAACAGGATAGGCTGTGGTACTTAAGTTATGGTCTTCTATAACGTCACCGTCATAACCTATAACTTTGTGCCATCCCATCATTGCCAAACCTTGTATTAAGAAAGAGCCAATACCGCCTAATCCTACTACTGATACTTCGTTTAACTGTTGTAAGGGTACTAAATCCTTATTTCTAAGGAATCTTGTTTTTATTTTATTTGCCACTCAATAAACTCCTTCAACATTGCGTGTGCNGCTTCTTCCGAACCGAACATAGCAACGTCTTTTATGCGTGTAGCNTCTTCATAAAGCTTGTTACGCTGGTTAACGATGTCATTATTTTCTTTAGCTTGTTCATTCTGGAGCTTTTCTTTATACTCGTGATATCCTTTTAACATAGGCTCAATATCTATACTGCCTAATCCAGTTCCTCCCCAATGAATGTCTTTTCCATCTCCTAGTACTAAATCAATAGCTTCCCATACTTTATTAATTTCTTGTGGGTATCTAATTTCTCCATTAGCCAGTCCCATTTGAGCTATAGCTTTGTTAGTTCCACCTTTTACGTCTTTTAACTCAGCTACTTTTTTCTGGCAAATTTCATCAATGCGTTTACAAAAATACTTTTTTTGTGGTACAGTCATCATATACTGTTTCTCCTTATTTATTTATTAAGATGTTGCAAGGCAGTGTCCGGCTTTATAAGCAGACGAATCCTCTTTCACGTAGTCGGTTTTATTAGCTACTGGCTTCAACTGCCTTGCGTTATGTGGAAGGGTGCTTGGAAAGGAAAGGGACTGAGCGGCGGCGTTTAACTCGCTGTCATAAATCCGGGATGCGACCAAAATTCAGAGCAACCCAGCCCCTTTACCAAATATACACCGTTTCATTTATAATATCAATAGAAATTTCTTCCTAGTGCATCTATATACAAATGTGGGTCTATATTTGGGCATTCCTTGCGTGCTTCTTCGATAAAATCGTGATACGTCATTTCTGCATTTTGAAAAGCATCGTGTAATTCTTCCATTTTCTGGACCTCGTTGTCAGGTACGTCAGTTTCTTGGTCCCAAGCAAATGACTGATTTACGTTCAGATTTTTTTTTGCAGGTTCTGCTGGTGCTGTAACTCCGTGTCCTCTCCATCCATATCCACCATAGTTATAGCCTCCGAAAGCTGATATTTGATTTGTATGTTGATTTACATACGTTATCTTGTTTTCTTTCTTTTTGGCTTTCTCTATTTGAGTGGCTTCTTGTTTCCATTCCTTTGGAATGTCAATATTGACAACCGGTGTTACTACTTCACCCTCTACCAAGTTTGTAAATCCAAACTGGTCTTTATACGTTAGGCAACAATCAAATGGTTCTCCACTTGATGCAACTACAGTACTAAAGAATATTCCGTCTTTAACGGCTTGGTCTTTAGCTGTGTCTTTATCTGTTCCTGATAGGAACGCACCCATAGTATGATGAGAGTGTATTAATCCTAANAAACAGTCCTTTAAATCAGGGAATCTTTTATATATCTTAGGCAATAGCTTACCCATTTGGTCCCCATCTAGTTCTGTTTCTGTGCCGTGTCCCAGATGTATAGGCTTAAAGTACTGTAAGCTAACTTCCGTTGGGAAGTTGTCTTCGTCAGTCTTATCTATGCTATACCACGCTGGTCCACTCCACTCTACTTTCTTAAACCTAGAAAGCAGATAGTTGATTTTGTTCTGAATCATCTCCGAAATGTGTATCTCGAACTTTGATTCGCTTGTGCTTGTCTGTTGCATTTAACAACCTCCCTGAGCTGTAGTTATGAATGACTTTTGTATAGTATTCAATGCCTATACTTGTAATGTGGTCAGAATACTTTGTTAAAGTATCACTGTTCCCCAAGTCCTCTTTATATCCTCTTACAAAGTTTATTAAACCTTGCACTTGAGAATATGCGTCATTCTCGTTAATGAAACTTGAATCTCCTCCATATAAATGAATGAAATTCCTTAATGTCTCAAATGGTACGAACATATCGTCTTGCATTCTGGCAAAATACCAAGCAATATCTTTCTTAGCTGTGTCTTCGTCTATAGGTCTGTCGAATCTGTCTCCAGTGATATTGTTTACTACTCTCTGATATGCGAAAAGATGTTCCCAGTCTATTGATTCATCATCCCTAGTACTTCTAGTAGTGCTTTTATGCTTACCATCATCAATACATCTCTGTAAGAGCTGTGTAGGTGGCGGCATAACATTACTTGTTCTATACCAAGGTTTATTAATATACATAGCTGGTTTTCCAGTCATAGCTTCTACTGTTAAAGCAGAACTATAAGAATCTGGTACTTGAATCGCTCTCTTTATATGGTCCATAGAAACATAATAAATATCATTGAGAAAAGTAAAGAATCGTCCTGTACTTTTGAATAGTTCGTCTTCTGTATCTTTAGCAATATAAGTATTTAGCCCTGTACCCATATATAAATCCATTAACCTTGGAGCCCAAGTGTTATCGAAATCATATAATTGTGCAAACGCTACACAGGCTCCTTCATTAGCTTCCAGCCATCGTCCAAAACTTCCTCTGCGTGGTAGTCTAACATCTTGTCCTGTATACTTATAATCTCTACTAGATAGAGAATACCATAATTGCTTATTAGCCATATAATGACCAAAAGGCATTGCTTTTTTAAACCACATTGGAAATCGTCTGTAATCCTGATACACTGAGTTAATGTTCCAGAATGCGTCATTTGACGTCCAAGTATTTAAAAATGCTTTTGCAACATTTACCAATGAAGGTATATGTCCTGTAGAAATAGCTTGAGACCAAGCATTTGCCCATCCACCTAAACAAGGCTGTCCATCTTCACTTACGTGAGGGTGTGCAGGTATGTCGTGTGTCAGGTGAGCTGTTGCTTGATATTTCATTTGATAATTTCTATCAGGTTTCCATCCTTTCATTTGGGATTGTATTACCTTATTAAATATAGGTGAGCCTACATCGTCACCAGATAATACAATACGTACATCAGTTGGGTGAGATGTATTAAATAATAAGGAATGTGAGGGTAGAGTATAATTAACAGTACCTCTAAACTGAGGTTTGCCAACTCTTACCGCAAATTCTTTTCTTAATTGTCCATCTCTGTTAATAAATTCCCAAGTATGATGTATCTCGCACTTTTCCATTAGAGTGGCGGCTAACTCTCTTGCGTCTTTATGGTCCCAGCCTGTTTTATTCTGGTAAATCCAGTTGGCTTTTATCCATTCAGTCACATACTGTTTGATTTTCATCAAATTGCTCATTTTTACTCCTGTTATTAAAAAATTTTCATAGGTGTGGGGACTCCGAAGAGCCCCCACTTGCCTAATCTCATTTGCTTACGCTAGACCTGAAGTTACCTTATCAGTTACGAATGCAACAAAATCGTCATCTCTGAGATTTGTGTTAGCTTCCGCTTTCTTTGCGTTCACGTTAATTGTGGTGTTGTCTAATGACATACCTAAGGCTTCAGCTAATCCTGCTGGATTGTCTGCTTCCATAGTCTTTACTACACCACCAAAGGTCTGTACTAGTACTTTTGCCATAATCAGGCTCCTTTGACGTTAAGAGGTTTTGAAGATTGCTTACGAGGACGTCCTCTCTTAGGCTTATTCAATGCCGTAGCCTTACCGTTCTCTAAAGCAAGTTCTAATTCATTCATTTTGAATGTGATACCGTTCAGTCTTCTTTGATGTTGCCTCACTTGGTACCAAATTGCATTAGTACTCTTTTTCCAAGGCATCAATATATATTTAAGTATCCTTAGTATTTTTCGCATTAAAGCGTCTCCTTTATTTAGGGTTAACAAATTTAATATCAATCTTCTTCTTCTTCGTCACGCACTTCCTTAATGTATTTACAGGAATAAAGTGAGCTATAGCACTCTTTACTCTGTATGGTGTTTCTACATTTAATAAGAAATACGCTAATTGACGCATAGGAGTCTTCCTTTTATCTTGAGTAAAAGGTTTGATTCCCATATATCTACAATAGATACCCATAGTCATTTGATATGTTAATGCTGATTTACCATTTTCTAGTATTCTATGGAACATTCCATTAGCATAAGTTTTACCTAATGCTCTTTCTAGCCATTTAATACGAGATAAATGTGTCGCTGGTATGGAAGCACCTTTTATGTATCTCCATAAGTACTGATTACCATTGATTAACATCGTATCTTCATTAGCGGCAATAAACATTCTATCATACACTTCGTGTGAATTACTATTATGTTTAATAACGCTTACTTCTACTTCTGATTGCTTCTTCTTGTTTTGTTTAGCAATCTCACTTAATGCGATATATCGTCTATGCCCATCAACGATGGTCATATCATTTGCTACAACAATAGGGACTAATAATCCGTTGTCTCTTATATTGTTAGCGAGTACATTTGTCTTCTTCTCACGCATAGGTGGATTAAAGGGTGATGGCACTAATTTATCTAGTGTCACTTTTTTATACTGCATTCTGCCTCCTTTTAGGCGTTGTTAATGAAAATATAAAAAATTATAAGGGTGCAAGGGGGATTGAACCTTCACAGTTTTGGACATAGTCCTTATAGTGATTACCCCCCTATCGCAGGTTAGTTTTGTTATTGCTCTTTCGAGTCACGTTTACATCTACTCATTTGGAATCTCTTCCTTACGGCTACGACTAAAAGCTGTTAACTCCGGTATCGTATCACATACCTTGACAAATTACTCTGTCTTAGGCTGTCGACCTACTAGCAAGTGACTACAGACGATAACACTCGCCTATCACTTTATGATGTTCCGTTTTACCAAACTTGTTATCTGTTTAGTTATCCACAACGTACAATTACCCTTGACGGACTGCCTATGACCCCTTTGGCTCTTTGACAGTAAGGCTCCATTGACTGGACAAACCAGCCCTAATTAACATCCCTGTTAATATGAAACGCTCATAATTGCCCTAGGATACCCGCTTGGTTCAGGTACCTTCCTAGGCTTTGCAACGTGAATATGCTTGGATGTACGGTCCTTGCCTACTCACTCCCTTAATATTAAAATCTTTAAAAATGGAAAAGGGTCTAGCTCTTACACGTATCGCTGACGGCTGTTAAACTGTGTTACCAGCAAGTGCGTCTTTAGATGCCGATGGTCTAGACCCTGTCGGGTTGGATTATTGTTCTTCTTCCAGAAGGGAACGCATATCGTCTGGTTCCACTACGTGCTCACAATCATCGCATATAATGCCTACTTCTGAGTCTGCTGATTCACTTGAACCATATTCCTCGAATGTTGTATTTGGTGATGCACAATTTGGGCACTCATACGGTGATGTGTCCCCTCCTGTCGGCATTGAAACTATCATTTACTCTCTTCCTTTATCAGTCAAAGCTCTTTGCCTCCAATAGTCTACTTGTTTATTGAGGTGCTTCATTTGTTTAACGTGGTAATTAGCTACCAGTATTAAACAGAATGTACTGATTAATAGTAACAAATAGCCAGTCACTAAGAGTAAATCTAAATAATCTGATAAAAATAAGTATCCGTCTATCACGTGATACCTCCTTCGGCTGTTACAATGAATATACGACCATCTTCGTCAACTTCTACATCCCAGCCGTCCATTTTTGCTAACTGGTCAATATAATCATCAGTTTGTTGTACTTTTTCGTCTAACTCTCTTTCGTGCTCTTTTAACATATTATCGAGTTCTGTTAACGAGTACTTAGAAAGTTCTATTTCAGATAGTTGGAGCACCTCTGAGAGATACTCCAACCATTGTGATTTGACCCTACCCACAGGTCGTTAATCCTCGAGCTCTCCTGAAAGCTCCAAAGTGGGTTTCTGCTCTGACGGTGATGAGCCTACCGTTAATGATGAAGTGCCATTTAGGCTTTTTGTTCTTCTTCATTTGTCCTCCGGTTGATTACGGGTTAACTGAAATCTAATGGATAGGCTACCCAATCTTTGTTAAACAAGAGAGAGATAAGGATGGATGCGGAGTCCATCTCGATTGAGTAGCCTTGGGAAAAAATCAGTCCTTCCAGATATGCCTGTCTTGATATAATAAAGTGCAAAATGCACCTAGTATCATACATAGAGCAATTACTAGTAAGGCTCCTAATGTTTCCATTAAGAGTCTGCTTTCTTCTCATCTTTAGCCTTAGACTT